GGGAGGCCGCGTCAGCCTCGTCTTTACTCCATCAAGACGACCTCAAACTCCCCTTCCTATGAATGCAGAGCTCCAAGTATGGCTGCGCGTCAAAGCGGACTGCGAAGCCAGCATCGAAAAGCACGGCGCAATAATCGAAGCGCTTACCGACCGGGGCCAACTGGTGATAAGAAGCAATCCGGCTATCGCTTCCCTTGCCCAGGCAAAGCGCATGATTGAAAAACTGCGCAAGGAAGAAAACAACCAAATGACCCTAGAGCTATGACTTGGACCGAAGAGACCATCGAGCGGTACTGCGTGCTAACTGAAGACGCCGCGGCAGGCACTCCGGTAAAGCTGATGGAATGGCAGCGGGACCTAATCCGCCGGAGCGAAGGCAAGCGGATGGTTTGGCTGGAGATCCCTCGGAAGAATGGAAAGAGCGCATTTATTGCTATGCTCGCAATCGCCCACCTACTTAAAGGCTGGAAGGACAACAGTAATCCTCAGGTAATAATCGCGGCAGCCACCAGGGAGCAGGCGGGCGTACTGTTCGGCTACGTCCGCAACACTATTCTAATGAACCCGGTACTAAAGCAGGCGCTGATACCCTACCGCAAGGAAATTCACCTACTGAACAAACCAGGCTTCCTCAAGACAATCACCAGCGACGGCCTCAGTAACCACGGAGCAAACCCTTCGCTAATCTTGTGCGACGAGATCCACGCATGGAACGAACACAAAGGTCCGGAGCTGTGGGAGGCGCTGCGCACATCGATGGCCGCACGTCCTAGCCAAATGATAGCCATTACTACCGCGGGCGGCGCTTTTACCTTCGCCCATAAGTGGCACGAGTACGCAACCAAGGTACTAAACGGCGACGTGGACGACCCCAGCTTCCTGCCCATTATTTACGGAGCCAAAGACACGGAGGACCCGCATGATCCAGCAGTATGGGCGAAGGCAAACCCGAGCCTTGGCGTGACCGTTACCATGGAGTACCTGGAGGAACTGAGCCGCACGGCTAAGTTTGACGAGCCTACCCTCCTATCATTGCGGAAGCTGCACCTGAACCAATGGGCAGGAAGCGCACAACCGTATATTGAACTAGGCAGCTGGAACCGCTGCCTGCAAAAGGAACCCACCGCACTAGGTACCTGGAGGTGCTACATGGGCGTTGACCTTGCAGCTGTAAACGACTGGACCGCCTACGTCCTACTTTTTTGGGATGGAGGGGAGCGCTTCTATACCAAACAGTTCTACCAAATCACGCAGCACAGCATGGACAAGCGCAAGAACCGTTACCCGAACCTGGTGCGCAACTGGATGAAGGGCGGACATGTCGAGGTAATCGAGGGCGAGGTGAACACCACGCCGGACCGCGTGCGTAAAATCTTCGAAATCTGCGAAGCTTACCCGGTCGAGGCTATCTTCTTTGACCCTTGGAACGCAGCCGAAACTATAGACCAGGTACGGCAGCGCTACGGTGCTAAGTTTTGTTTTGAGGTACGGCAGGGCGTCCTAATGATCAATGAACCGATGAAGCTACTTTACCGCCTGGTGCAGCAAAAGCGCATAGGGCACGATGGAAACCCGGTGACCGCCTGGCACATTTCCAACACAAACCTGCAGATAGACAAAAACGACAACTGGACCTTCAACAAATCCAAGGCACCGGATAAGATAGACGGCACCGCTGCGCTCATTACAGCGCTAGCCGGATATGTGCACAACGCACAAGCAAATACTTCAGTTTACCAAACGGAAGATATTGTCTTTGTTTAATTTGGATTGAGAAAATGTAATTCGTAACCTTTGCACAATGGCCTCCTTTCTTCAACGAGTAACCCGGAGCATTTCGGGCATTATTAATCCGAAGCCTTGGCTTTTCCAGCTGATAGGTGGAGGCCAAACCAACGCCGGAGAAACAGTCAACAGCAACAACGCGCCCACGGTGCCCACCGTCTACGCTTGCGTTTCCCTGATTTCCGATACGATTGCTTCGCTTCCTTTCCACCTATTTGCCGAAACGGAGCAGGGAAAGGTCCGAGTGGAGGGGCAACTTGACCAGCTTGTAAGCCGCAAGCCTTCCGAGGCATACAATAGCTACTATTGGCGTCAGGCGCTTATCAACAGTTTACTACTTCGCGGGAATGCTTATGTATTGCCAGTCCGGAACCGTGGCCGAATTACGGCCTTGGAAATGATAGACACCGATTTGGTGACCATCGATACCACCAGCGGCCGACTGATCTATAGCCTCTACCTTCCCGGTGGCGTGACCATGCGCCTAGAACCTTCGCAAATAATCCACCTAAAGGCGTGGACCATTGACGGCATCAACGGACTGAGCCCCATTATTTACGCGAAGGAAACCATCGGCACGGCTATGGCCGCCAACAAGCACCTCGGCGGCTTCTACGGAAATGGCGCAATGCCAAAGGGAATCCTGCAACTGGATGGCAGCATCCGTGACGTGGAACGCCTAAAGGACCTCGGCCGCCAGTTTGACCAGCGCTACAGTGGTGCCAACAGCGGCAAGACCGCCGTACTGACTGCCGGGGCCGAGTACAAGCCAGTGAGCATTTCAATGCAGGAGGCGCAGTACATCGAGAGCATGAACTTTGGCGTTGAGGAAATTTGCCGCATCTTCAAGGTACCACCTCACAAGGTGGGCCATATGCAGGGCGTAAGCCAAAACGCATCCATCGAAGCGCAGAACGCACAGTTTGTAAGCGACTGCATCCGCCCGCTTTGCGAACAAATCGAAATGGAGTTTACCAACAAGCTGGTAACTGGAGCGCTGGAGTTTGAGCTTGACCTCAAGAGTTTAATGCGCGGCGATATGATGGCCCAGGTGCAGCGGAACGTTTCGTACTGGAACATCGGCGCAATTAGCGCCAACGAAATCCGAAAGAGCGAAGGCATGACTCCCATCGAGGGCGGTGACGAGTACAACAAACCCGCTCACATGAGCGTAACTGGCGATATACAAAATGGAACCATCAACCGAGAAGAAGGAGATCCGGAGCCTGCCGCTTAACGGCGGAGCTGAGGAAGGGCTCATCTTTGGCTATGCGGCCAACTATGAAGCCTACGACATGGGCGCTTTTAACGAGCGCATAGAGCGCAGCGCTTTTGCCGAGGTGGACAGCTTCGACATTCACGCGCTATTGAACCACAACTACGACTACGTCCTAGCACGCCGCAATAAAGGTAAGGGCACGCTGGAGCTGCGCGCAGACGACCAGGGGCTGTACTTTGAGTTTACGGCACCCGAAACCTCCACCGGAAAAGAGGCCCGCACACTAGTGGAGCGCGGCGATTTGGATCAGGCGAGCTGGGCCTTTACAGTGGCCGAGGAACGCTGGGAGAATGTAAAAGGCGAAAAGCCCACGCGCGTAATTACGCAAGTAGCAGAAATCTATGATATCAGCCTGACGCCACGCGGAGCGAACCCCTCTACCGCTGTGGCGATGCGAAGCCTGGAGAGCGCCCGCGCGGCTCAGGTCGAAGAAACCGAAATTAATTTAACCCCCATACAAATGGAAACAAAACCCGAAGGCGCCGAGAATCCAGGCGCTGGAGTGGACGCCTCAGCCTTCGCTGGTGGTTTCTCCGCTTCACAGAAAAAAGACCTCCGCAGCTTTAACATCGTTAAGGCAATCCGCGAAGCACGCAACGGCAAGCTTACCGGAATCGAGGCAGAAATGAACCAGGAAGGAATCGCCGAGCGTAACAAGCTGGGCGTGGAAAGCCGCGGCGAGAACCAGGCCGCCATCCACATGCCTGAGTTTTTGAACCGCGAACTGCGTACCAACACTGTTACCGGTGGAACTGGTGGCAACTTGGGCGGTGATTTGGTTTACACGGATCCGGGCAAGTACGTGGATTTCTTGTACCCAAATACTCCCATGCTTTCCTTGTGTTCTGTTGCTGAAGGCTTGACCGGAAACGTACAGTTCCCAGTTCAGGACTCTGACTACACTTTGAACTGGAACACGGAAACCGGCGCAGCTTCTGCCCAGGACTTGACCTTCTCTACCATTACGATGACGCCTAAGCGCTCCGTAATCGCTGCCGCTGTATCTAACCAATTGTTGGCACAAGAGTACAGCCAAGGCATCCAGGCACGCATGATCAACCAACTGAATCAATCCTTCAACAAAGGACTGGAGCAGGCTGTATTGGTAGGCACTGGAGCATCTAACCAGCCCACTGGTATCTACACCGCATTGAACGGTACGGCTCAAGATTTGGCTTTGGGCGCTTTGTCTTACGACGATTTGGTAGACATGGAGGCCTTGCTTGCTGCAAACAACGCTTTGGGCGGACGCCTGGGCTACGTTACGCACCCCAACGTAGTGGCTAAATTGAAGAAGACCAAGGTAGACGCTGGCTCCGGCCGCTTCTTGGTAGAGGGCATGTTGGACCCAGTCCAGATCCTCTTCTTACCTTCCTTTATAACGCAGCTTGTGACGAGGCGCTCAGTTATGCGCAGGTGGTAGTCGGCACTGCAACTGTAACGGTGGTAACCAATTGGGAAGCTGAAATAACGCTTCCCTTTTGGCCCATCGGGGCAGTTACTTATGTTAAGGTGGACGGCGTGGCCGACACCGAATATACCCTATTAAACGGACGCCTGACCCCTTCCGAGGAAGGCGACAAGCTGGAGGTGGTTTACGCTGCAGGCTGGAACACCAGCACGCCAAAGGACGTAATCCACGCGATCTACCAACGGATTAAATTTGGCTTTGATTACGGCGACGACTTGCCGCAACCAACGCCGCGCTTTTTTGACCGCGTATTGTTCCGCTACAAAAACACGCTTTGACCCTAGACCGCCGCATAACTCTCTACAGCCCAACTGTGAGCACCAACAACAGCGGGCAGGTACTGCGCTCCTTTTCGAGCGCTGGTACTTGCTATGCTATGCTCGTTATCAACGAAGCAGCGGGCACGGAGGCTTTTGTGTCGGACCAGATGCAGAGCAGCGCCACCGTTATTTGGCGAGTGCGCTACCGGACGGACGTCCTGGGCAGCTGGGAGCTGGAATTCAACAGCCAGCGCTACGAGGTGATAAGCGCCCTACCGGAAGGCCGCAAGCGCTACACATTGATTAAATGCAAACTCAAGGACAATGCCTAAGCAAAAGGGAATTGTTGGCCTTGACGAGCTCAGAAAGT